CGGGCTCCTGCTAGTTCAGGAGTCTCAAAGATTCTGACAATCTCCTCCTCCGTCAGCGGCTTGCGTTGCGGTGGGGCGGTGTAGAGGGGCTCAAGTTGATAGCCGTCATTGCTTGTCCGCATAAACTCAAGCGCATCCAGTTTGTCGTGATACAACAGCGCCCCATAACTCCACGCCACCGGCTCCTGCACTGGCGCTGTCCAAAATTCACACGCGCAAACGTAGCGGCCCTCGGTGTGAGACGCATTGCGCAGGAAGCCGTGCGGTGCCTCTGGGTGCGGGTTGCACTGCTGCTCCTGCACCGGCTCTGCTGGGGGCTGGGGTGGGGCGGCGTAGAGTTTGGTGCCGACCGGCAGGTCTGCTGGCACAACGGGCACGACCATACCGTCGAAGATCACAGAGAGCATCATCTCGCCCACCGGCTCCTGCACCGGCTCTGCCAGCGCGGCCTTGAGGGCGGTGATGGACGCACGGGCAGCGGCCCTTGTCGTTGCGGCGTCATATGGGCAAGGGTCTTCCACCAGCGACAGCAGGGCTTTTTGCGCCTCCAGCGCCTGCTCCACTGTGGAGCGGTCAATGGTGATCTTGGTCATCGAATCTTCCTCACTTGAATGCAGCGGGCAGTGTTGTTCTGAGACGCTCTGATCTCCATAACGGCAGTCCTGATGCGCTCGCACTCCTGCATCGTGGCAATGTTGTCTATGACGGCAGGTCCCCCGCCGGAGTAGCCCGCCATGTAAAAAACCAGCACCCAGACGGTCATGCTTCCTCCGCTTTCTTGATGGCGTGCTTGTCGCGCATGTGGTCTTTGTTAGCCTGTTCGCTGCCGAGAGGCTTGCCGCATTTCTTGCAACTCCACTTCCAATCCCGCTTTGATCTTGGCGGGCGCTCGTCGTCGTCTCCAATATCCACGCCAAAGCGACCCAAGATGTAGTCCCTTGCGTATTCGCCCATCACTTCTCTCCTTCCACCGCCTTGATGGCGGCACGGGCGACCTTTCGATACTCGTAGTCCATTGCGTTGACCGTGGCTATCCACCGCAGGGCTTTCAGCAGCGCATCGCGCTGGGCCTCGGCAATATCACGTTCCCGCTCGGCGTTTGCTGCGCGGGCTTCATCGCGGTCGCGCCACTTCTCGGACTCGGCAAGTTCGGCATGCAACCGGCGCAGTTCGGCGGCGGTGTGGTGCGCGCCCGCGCGCTCGTGATACTCAGCCAGCCGCAGGGCTTCGGGTTGTGTTTTCATTTCCCTTCCTCCACCGCCTTGATGGCGGCGCGTATCAGTGGCAACATGCCGTCCACGTTATCCATGCGGTCCATGTCTTCTTGCGCCCAGCCCTCGTCCGAGCAGAATCGGCCAAGCGACTCGGAAGCATCCTCTGCTACGGGCAGGACATCCGCAAGCAATTTCAGCAGCGCATCGCGCTGGGCTACAAGGCGGCGCAGTTCGGCAGCGACCTCTTCATGGAGATCCTCGTAGTAGTGCGTGGCTTCCAACTCAGAGGCCAGCCGCAGTGCGGTAGGTTGTTCAGTCATACCAACACCCCCACCGCAAGCGCGATCAGGCCGACAAGGCCGACGATGCCCAGCCCGAGCACCACTAGCCTGCCAAGAGACTCAGGGGCGTCATCAATGCCCACTTCTGTTGCCGCTTCCGCTGCCTCGGGGTAGCGGCCCTGCTGGTCACAGCCCTTGGGCAGGCGACGGACGGTAGGCTCGGTGCCGTCGTCGAAGAGGTAGGTTTCGTCTTTCATTCCTTGCTCCTTTCTTTGAGCATGGCGTCTGCAAAGCGGTAGGCGTCTTCTGCCGTAGAGCGTAGAAGTTCGATTTCGGACGGAACATCCGAAGTCGGAACGTTCTGCCACGATAAGATGATTGACTGCATCGCCATCCCGGCGAACCAATCGCGCAGTGACATACCTTCTTCGCGCCCGTGCGGGTGCGTGGACGGAAACGCCGGTCCTCCGGTGTCTTTCATTGCTTGATCCTTTCCACTGGCTTACAAAGCAACCACCTGTCCCCCAGCCTCTGAACTGAGGCCAGCCACTTCCTGGCGTTAGCTCGGTTGATCTCTCGTGGTACATGCTTTACGCTCCACAGTCGGACCGCGTGGCGCATCAGTTGAGTCTTTGTCATTTGCTTCTCCTGATAAAAATTTGGCACACTCCGGTAGGGCGCAGAAGAACCCGCAGTTGATCCCCGCGTGAATGTGGGCCTGCAACGTAGCGATGCGCTCACGCAGCACCCGGTTCTCTTCTTCCAAGTTCATCTTGCACCTCCAGAACCCCGATGCTACACTGATCCTGCCTGACAGCAACTAGGGGTTTATACCAGTTGCATCGGGGCAACAGGAGCAGACAATGAACGAACAGATGCGACATCTCATCGCCCGCCTGTACCAGCAGTCCATGCTGGTGCCTGCGGTGCAGGTTCCAAGTGAAGTCTTCCGCAGGATGGCAGAGTCAATGAGACTCCCACGCGAAGCGGAAGACGCAAAGATCATCAACAAGGAGAGTGAATGAAAGCGTTAAATTTGTCGGCCATCATCATTGACAAGGGCACCCAGAGCAGGGCCGCGATCAGTGAGGACACCGTTACCGACTACGCCGAAGCCATGCAAGCGGGCGATCAGTTCCCGCCTGTCGTCGTCTACCACGATGGGGTGGACTATTACCTTGCCGATGGCTTCCACCGCTTGCACGCGGCCAAGCGGTTGCACAAGGCCAGCATCCAGGCCGATGTACGAACCGGCACCTTGAGGGATGCCATCCTGTACAGCCTCGGAGCCAACCGTGACCACGGCCTGCGCAGGAGCAATGCCGACAAGCGGAAGTGTGTGCAGACTCTTCTTGAGGACTTTGAGTGGGGCGAACTGTCCGTCAACGAGATGGCCCGCATCTGTGGCGTATCCCCTCAGTTGGTGACGGCAGTGAAGTTGGAGATGGAGGGCGGCGCAAAGGTCAGCACCGTCAAAACCAACGCTCCGAAGAAGCCCGTCAAGTTGGAAACGGTAGTGGAAGCACCGTTAAATTTGACGGAGGAGAAGGACGAAGCGGTAGCAGAACTGGTGGCCGAGAACCAGCGGCTTTCAGACCGGCTTGCAGTGGAAGCGATGGATGCCAGCGAGGAAGAAAAGTTGGCGGCGTCCGAGACCATCGCAGAACTGCGGGAGCAGATCAGGATTTTGGAGATTGAGAACCAGAGCCTGAAGATCAGCCGGGACACCTTCCAGCGGGAGAACGGTGAACTGAAGAAAACGGTGGCATCCCTGCAGCGCAAGCTGAAGAAGGAGGAAGCATGAAGATTTATTACATGAGAGACAACCACACGTTCCTTTCGTTGCCTCTCAATGTTGATGAAGCGATGGTCGTGTTGCGCAGGGCGTTCATTGACGAGCGCGACACCTACGGCTCGTTGTGCTGCAAGCAAGGTCCGATGCGCAACAAGATGGAACACGCGAAAGCCGACTGGTCTGAGTTTGAGCCACGGGCGCGCAAGTGGATCGAAGCGGCGCTGAAACCGACCGACGCGGAAATTGAGTACGCATCTTGGCTTGCACCTAGCCTGACCTAATCACACGCCCACGCCAGCGGGCTAGTGCTGGCAGAGGATACACATGCTAGGAATCTACAAGATTGAAGCTCCATCCGGTAACTTTTACATTGGAAGTGCAACCAATGTGAAGAAGCGCCTGTACATGCACAAGCGCGAACTTCGGAATGGAACGCACGTTAACAGTGCCCTAAGAAATGCTGCTGCCAAGTACGGGGTAGATGGACTGACATTCACCATATATGTTTGTGTGCTTGATCGTAAGCATTTGCGTGAGCTTGAGCAGTTGGTGATGGACGAACTCAAGCCGTCCTACAACATTTCCAAGACAGCAGACTGCGCCCTGTTTGACAGAGGAGTAATCGCAAAGCGTGTAGCTTCTGTAAGCAAGCCTGTGGTTAGGCTTTCTGATGGTGTTGTTTTCCCATCCGGCTACGAAGTAGCAAGGCATTACGGGGTCAAGAGCGCAGATAACTTATCAACGTCCATACGATATGGCTGGAAATTTGCTGGTGAATTTTGGGCTTTTGTTGGAGACAACGTAACTTACAAAGAGATAAAACGCAAATGGGACGAGAGAGATAAAGAGAGAAAGAGCAATGCCAAAAAAGCCGCTACAAAATCTAGAAGCAAACAAGTTCGTAGATTGAGTGACGGAGCACTATTCCCAAGTGCTGCAGCCGCATCGCGCAGTGTTGGTGGTCATGTCAAGATGATTTCAGAAGCAATTTGCAATAACTTGGAACGTGCTGGCAGCAGGTGGGAATATGTCTAAGGCCACAACGCTACAACTAAGAACGGCACAAGTCCACGCCATTGATTTACTACGAGAAGGCTTTGCACAAGGCCACAGGTGTCAAATACTTGCCGCTCCTGTAGGTTTTGGGAAGACTGAAGTAGCTATTGCCTTGCTTGAAGCGGCAAAAAAAAAGGGAACAAGATCATCAATGATCCTTGACCGCATAGTTCTGTGCGATCAAACGTCTCAGCGCCTTGATAAGTACGGTATAGATCATGGCGTACTCCAGTCAGGACATTGGCGCTACAGGCCCGGTGAGTACATACAGGTGTGCTCCGCTCAAACCTTGGAAGCAAGGGGCTCTGTACCCGATACCCGGCTGCTTATCATCGATGAATGCCATTGCTCCCGCAAAGCTACCAACGAACTCATAAAGAATAACCCGCACATTAAAGTTGTTGGGTTATCTGCAACACCGCTAACTAAGGGGCTTGGAAAGATTTATTCCAATGTAATTAACCCAATCACAACGAAAGAATTGGTTGAGAAAAAGCTACTTACCCCGCTAAAAGTATTTATCTCAAAAGAGATTGATATGACGGGAGCAAAGAAAGTGGCTGGAGAATGGTCCGAGGCTGAGGCATCTTCACGAGGCATGAAAATTACAGGGGATGTAGTTGCTGAATGGGTAAAGAAGACTCATGAAATATACGGCAAGCCTGTCAAAACAATCGTATTCTGTGCTGGCGTTGAGCATGGCGCTGATTTAGCCAGTAAGTTTCGCGAGCAAGGATACAACTTCGTAAGTATTTCTTACAGAGATGATGACCAGTTTAAGAAGGACATCATTGAAGATTTTTCAAAGCCTGACACAGAGATACATGGGCTATGTGCTGTTGACATACTTACGAAAGGCTTTTCGGTTGACGATGTGCATATCGGAATATCTGCTAGACCATTCTCAAAGTCTTTGTCCTCGCACATTCAGCAAATGGGTAGAGTCATGCGGACGCATAGCACTAAACAATTTGCAACTTGGCTTGACTTTTCGGGAAACTATTTGAGGTTCAGAGAAGACTGGGAAAAGATATACGACAGCGGTATTGATGAACTTGATGATGGCGCTGAAAAGGCCAAGAAAGAACCCGACGAGAAGGAGAAGAAGGAGTCCAAGTGCCCTGCCTGCGGTGCCCTGTGGCCGCGTGGCTCCGATACTTGTACGAACTGCGGGCATGTGCGGGAGCGCAAGTCTGCGGTGGTTTCTGTTCCCGGCCAGATGGAAGAACTGGGCTCTATGTCACGCGATGACAAACAGGCATGGTGGAGCATGGCGCAGTACAAAGTTCAGACAGGATCGTGGACAGACAAACGTGCTCTTGCGAATTACCGCGAGAAATTTGGTGTGTGGCCCCGTGGTTTGCATGACAGCCCGCTACCGCCGACGCGGGCGTTTGAGAGCTTTGCCATCAAGAGTATCAGGAAGTATCTGAAGGGTCAGCGATGAGAAAAACTATTCTGGATCGGCTTCATGAAAAGACCGTGGAGGTTGGTGACTGCCTGGAATGGACGGGATATGTGAACGGTAAAACTCCTGCTACCTCAGTTGGAGGCACGGGGATTGCAGTTAGAAGCCTGATCGCTTTACGCCTGGGGTGGGACACCCAAGGAAAGATTGTCACGAACTGCTGCGGGAACAATCTGTGTGTGAATCCTGATCATCTTAAGATGATGACAAAGAGTAAGTTTCACTCGCACATAGCAAAGACAAAGGTCGATGCTCAGGCACTGTCGCGGCGCATGAAAATTTCACGGGCGGTAAGGCAGAGGTCAAAACTCACACTTGAGCAGGCCAATGCGATTCGTAACCATCCTGGGCCGGAGCGGGTGATCGTGGAGGAATTTGGTGTTAACAAGACCACGGTAAGCCGGATCAGGAATGGGCATACTTGGAAAGAGTATGGAATGTTTGGGCAGCTATGGACTTCCTAACCTTCTGCCGCTTGCACGGCATCCTGATTGACCACTTGCCTCCCGTGGGCCTGTGGCGCAGGTATCCCACTGAGGACAAACCGCGCCACAAAAACGGAGCAGTCAAGTGGATGCTAGACCACGGCTTCTGTCAAAACCACGCCACGGAGGTA